GATTTGAGCATCGCGCCTTCATGCTCATCCATACGCCGTATTCAGATGCCGTCCATTTCTTGTCAAGTGTCGTGAAGCCATGCGTTCTGCGCTTCAAGCCTCCAATCTTTGCACTGTCAGCGTGAAGGCAGCCGCAAGATTGAGTGTGCCCACTTGTTAGATACGTACTGATGACATTTTTAGTCGATCCACATGAACAGGCACACTCCCAAACGCGACCACGGGATGTTTTCCCAACATCCTTGATTGCTGTCAGTCGTCCAAATGTTTTACCTGATAAGTCTTGAGCGATTGGCATTGATGCCTCCGTGATTCTTCACGGCACATTATACCTTATCATTATCAGATTTGACGAACTTTACAGTAAGACCAACAGCAACCGGATTCTGCTGGTCGCCTGACAGCTCTAGCTTGTCGCCGTACCGCTTCGGGTCCCACTTTGCCAGCAACTGCAACCGAGCCCATACGCGGTTCTTTTGCCAGCTCACAAATCCGGCATCGCTTGAACCGTGAGCCGTGACGGGTGGCGGCTCGTCAATGATGCGCAGCGCGTCGGTGGCGATGACATCGTGGCCAGCCTTTCGCGCACGCGCGATGCTTGCGGCCAGCGCTTCGTTCTTCTCAACCCAATCGTACCAAGTATGCAAACCTAGCTTGTTATCTTTGCAAGCATGAGCGAGAGGAATTCCATTACTCACCGCTTCAATAATAGCCTCGCAGACTTTTGCCTTTTCGTCTTCAGTCTTTCGCGCCATTTTCCACCTCGATCAGTTTATCCAAATAATGCCGGGCTTTGCGTAGGTCTTCAATCCCGCCCTTATCTCGCCACCGTGAAATATATTTCAAAATATTTCCTTCGAAATATCCTAGATTATTTGATGCGATGTAATCCCAAGGTTGAATTGCTTTGGCCGCGTAGTGCGAGCCGCCGACCTGATGATTGTTTGCGCTCATTGAAACAAGCCCTCGACAAATTTATGAAGTTCAGGCCGATGGTTTTTCATGATGGCTAAATCTCTTGCGAATCCGCATTGTCCGGTTTTGATGTTTTTGGTAAGCCAATAATTTGCTTTGCGCTCAACTCTACCATCTGCAACGACTTTGCACGTGATCCATTCGTCAGTGTGGGCCTGCCCTTTTGTGTAGACCTTCCATCCGTCGAAGGCTCCGATCTGTTCCCAGCCATCTGAGGCGCTGGGGTGCCTGCCTGCGTATTGTGCCATGTTTGAATCCTATAGGGTTTGCGATGTTCTGTCAATCAATGCACGATCAAAACGTAAAAAGCCGCGCAGCTCGGTAACGGTAACAGGGTAACACCCCTTCCTATAGAAAGGGGGTGTTGACCTTGTTACCCTGTTACCAGCCCAGCCCCCCGGTAACTGTTACCCTCTTGTTACCCTCTTGTTACCCTGTTACCCTCATGGTGCAATGTGGACAACCTGTGGATAACTTTATCGTTCGTTGAGCCTGTAGATCATTGATCTGGCATGCGCCAAGTCTGACACTCGCCAGCCATGCTCAAACGGTTCGACGATGTGCGCATCCAAAAGATCGGACATCAATCGACCCTTGGCGCTCGGTTTGACGTACTGCTTGGCGGTATCATGGCTCATTCCTTTGTTTTGTTCCAGATATTCCATAAGCGCCGAACGGCTGATGTAGGGGTTTTCGTCGCGGGTTTCTGTACCTGATTCAAACCATGCGGCCATGAATAACTGCATGTGCGATTCGGTTTTGTTGTCCTTCTTTCCGGCTGGCTTTTCAGGAGTATCTGCCTGCACAATAACCGCCGAAGTAACTGCCTGCCCATCCTCGTCAAACCAGCCTGGAATCTCGACCTGTTCAAGCTGGACATATACATTCTGAGCCAGCTCCGCATCCTTTGACTTGCGCTGAACGATCTGCATCGGTGCGGATTCAGTGGCCGGCACAATGCTTATCTCAATGTCCAAAGCCCCGCGCCATGCGCTGCTGCCGCGTGCCCGGTGTTGCGCCTCGTCGCTGACGCCGGTGTGGTGAACTAGCACCACTGAGCAGCCGAACTCGGACATGAGCCGATTGCACGCATCGAGCATTGTTTTGGCATCCTGCGCGCTGTTTTCGTCGCCGTTTAGAAAGCGGTGAAGGGTATCGACTACGATCACCTCGGGGCTGTATCCGAGCGCCCTGACCTGCTCAACGACCTTGAGATAGCCTTCTGCGGTGTTTAGATCGCACCCGTCCCGAGAGAGCCACATTGAGAGACTGCCGGCCTTGTGTCGGTGCTTCCACGCTGCAATGCGCCCGCGTAGGCCGTGATGCCCTTCGCCTGCAAGGTACACAATCCTCCCAGGCTTGACCTTTTGACCGCACCATTCGGCCATGCCGCTGGCCATTCTCAGGCACCAATCCAGAACTACGAACGTCTTTCCGCCGCCGCTTGGGCCATGCACCATGATTAGGGCGTCTTTCTGAATCCAATGCTTCACAAGCCACGAGATCGGCGCAGGCTGTGCTGAAAAGTCATCGGCTGGAATCAGCCAGCCATCCTCGCGCTGTGGCGTGAGAAGTGCGGCCAAATTGTGGCCGGCTTGCATATAATCGTTTGCATCCATGCCCTCGATTGGAGGGACAACTACGCGCGCGCCGTACTTGGCCGATGCTTGATCGGCGTACTTCTGGCCCGTGTGGCTCGCATCATTGTCGGCAACGATCACAAGCGCCTGAGCCGCGCCGAACTGCTGTCGAAGCATTCCGCATACGGGCACAAGATTAGAGGCGCTGTAAGCGATGAATACAGGCTGTCCTGTGGTCTGGTGAATCGTCGCGGCGGTGGCGAAGCCCTCCGCGATGTAAATCGTCTTTGCATCCTCCAGCGCACCGAGCCACCAGTACGCCCCGCCGGTCTGGCCTCCTGGGTGGTATTTCTTGTCACTGCCTGAATCAATGTATTGCAGCGACACCAGCTCACCCTCGGGGCTGTAGAGCGGCACGATCAATCGGCCGTCGCCGGTCACTCGTGCGCCGTGGGTTGCGATGCCCTTGCGCTGAAGGTACGGATGCTCCGGGCTTGCGGCCTGGGCTTCTGACCAAATGCGCCCCACGACATCGGCGGCAGTCTCGCGCCGCCTGGCCAGCTCTGCTTCGCGCAATGCCGCAGCCTCGGCCATGCGCCGAGTGTGGGCCATCTGCTCAACGTGCGAGATTTTGCGGCCCACATCTGCCCGCCAAGATTGCACCAGGCCTGATCGCCAGCAGCCGAACTGACCCGCCGGGATGCCATCAGCGAAGATGATGTACCAACCGGAGTCGCCGCGCTTGCCCGATGTGCAGAATCGGTGCATCTTGCCGTCAATGTGAATCTGCTCCGGCGTGTGAGTGATGCCAGCCGCGCGCATGGCATCAATTAGCTGTGATTCAGGGGGTGCGACGGGCCGCGCCGCGTCTAGTGTGGGAAGTGACGCGACATCAAAAACGCGCCCGAGCTTTGCCATGTTTGCATGCTCCTTTGTGAATGGGGGGCCAATGATTGCACATCAAGCCCTAATCGTCACCTAGGGTTTATCCCGATGTGCATTGGTTCTTGAGCCGGTACAGTCTAGGACATGGACAGCGCGGTGCTGATCCAGCAAACCGGAGTAACCGACATGCTTTACTACCCTACCGAAGAATCCTGGAACGCTCAGATTGAATTCGAGGCCGCAACAGAGTGCGAGCCTCTTACAGACGAAATCAAAGAAGCTGCGATGCACAGCTCGGAAGTCTGGCAATACTTTCTCGGTTTTGGCGAGGTCAGCATTGGATCTGATGACGTTGCCAAGAGCCAAGTCAAGACCTGGCAGTTGGCCGCAGACGATGTGGCCAGCATGACGCATGAGCAGCTGGTCGTGCTCGTGATGATGGGCACTGACCGGCAGGCGCTGGAGGCACGCTACGAACTGCGCCAGCGCCTTGAGCGCGATGAAGACATGGCCAACTACATCGACGGCGAGGCCGTGAAGGCCTGGCCGAAGTACAAGGCCGAACAGTCTAGGCTGTGAGTGTAAGTTAGGGTTTGTCTTAATAGGCAAGCCCTGTTCAACCAGACACAATAAACACATCAACCCAACCAACCCGGAGAAACCGAAATGGACGCAAACACATCATGGAAGCAAACGAGCTTGACTCTAGAAGAAGCGCGGAAAATACCCGGCGCATTGGATGCCAAGTACGATGGCGTCAACCATCTTGGAGAGCCTATTGTCGTGGTGCTAATGCGGAAAAAAAACGATGAAGGCATCTTCACCATGCTTGATACGGATGGCGCATCTTTGAGGGCAGAAACAGCTCTTTCTTCCTGGTTT